TTGTGCATAACTCTCGGCTATATGTAATATTTGGGTTTATAACCCAAACAGGAATACTAACACAAGATTTTTATAATCAAAAAACATTATTTGAATCAAACAATATGACAATTGAGGAAATTTGGTAATGTGTTTTACAACACACGAAAATATTAACATCGAATAGTGCAATTTAGTAAATTTGAAGAAAAAATAAGAGTATGAAAACAGTCTATTTTAATAATCAAAAAATCGAGTATAACTCAATTAAAGAATTAAACGTGAAGCTTGGTAATGGTGTGAAGCTTGGTGATGGTGTGGAGCTTGGTAATTACGTGAAGCTTGATGTTGATGATTGTATTATAGAAAAAATAATCAATATCCAAAATGGGTATAAATATCAATCATGCGCTTTTATATCAGATAAAGGAGAAAAATATATAGAATTAGGTTGTTGCACAAGGAAAATAGAGGATTGGGAAAATGATTTTTGGAATAATCCAAGTGAATTTCCAAACGATGGAAGAAAAAAAAGCGTAGACCGATGGAACACGTATTTAACATTAAAATATTGGTTAGAATTAAATAAATAAGAGTATGAAAATCAATGACATTATTACAGAAGACCAGATTAACAAGCTTAAAGAGGCTTCAAGACTGGCAAGTGAATTAACGGAGAAGTTTGAAAAACTTTTCGAAGTAGTGAATAAAAAGAAAGAACCTGAAAAGTTAGTGAAGTTTGAGGATATAATTGCAAAATGTGAATATCCAACGATAGAAATAACCTACAGTGGAAGTCAAATAGATTACGCCATTAAGATATTGGCAATTTCA